AGTAACCATATCAATATCGCCATTAACCAAAAGTGAGTCAGCACTTTCATCCCAGAGCAGATAATTCCCAGAAGTAGCACCGAAAAGTTTAACATCATATCCAGTATCGTCTACGCCAACTGTAAGTGTTCCTTGTTGAACAACCCCATCTGCTGATTCATCCCACAACCAATATTTACCAGAAGTGGCTCCGAAGAATTTAACATCCTGTCCGGTATCATCAATACCAACGGTGAGCGTTCCACCTAGCTCAAGATCTTCTAAGCACTCATAAACAACAGCCCCCGATCCTAGACCATCTGTATTGACCATCTTGGCTAATCCTGCAGCGATAATTACATTCGCTCCAGACCCTTGTGTAAAGGTTAATGCGTAACTTGTGGTGTTTCTGATGACCCATGTGTGAGAGAGAGTGCTAGGAGCAAGCGTGACTGTACAAGCCTGACCACCACCAGTAAGTCGCAAGAACGTACAACGGAAACCGTCTGTCGCTCCATCAGCCATCGTGATGGTATGTGTAGAAGCATTTGCGACTGCCTCTGTGCCATAGCCCATCGACTCGGCAATGAGCTCTAAATTCGTGTTGGTACTGGTGCCCCAGGTTCCTGATTCGTCACCTGTGGTGATTTCTTTTAGTCTTAAATCGTTTACATATGTTGCCATTTATCGATCCTCCAATCTTATATGAGTATAACTGTTATAAATTATCTTTTCCAATATCTATGCCACTTCCTGCCAATCCGGGGACTGAGATTCATCAATTGCGGCCCATTCAGCGTCTTGTCCTGGAATAACCTTACTCCAAACCAATAATTGACTAATCGCTCCCGTTCCATATAGTCCAGTTAGATCAATATTAGCGTGTCCAGCAGCAGTTATTGATCCAAGACCTGATGTTAAAGTATCAGTAGTAACAGATATAACATTATTAGTTACTAAACTTAAACTTCCTAAAGCGCTGGTTCCTGCTAATCCCGTAGGATAAACATTGGCAGCCCCCGTTACAGTCTCGTCACCTTGGGAAATCGTGGAAGCTGTTCCACTAACGCCAACAAGAGCTACACCGTTAGCAATAACTGTACCAACTGCCCCTGTACCCGCTAAACCTGTTTCTGCGACATTAGCATCACCGCTAACCGTTTCAGTGCCTAAAGCAGTGGTTCCTGCTAGTCCTGTAACCGAAAGATTAGCAACACCGGTAATCGTAAGGGAGCTTATTGCCCCTGTGCCCGCAAGACCTGTTTCTGCAACATTTGCATTTGCTGTAATAGTTAAAGAACTTACAGCACCGGTGCCCGCCAAGCCGGTTAGATCAACAGCAACGGGTTCACCCCATGTCCCAGAACCCCATGTACTGCGACCCCAACCAGCAACAATAGCCATTGGCTACTACGCTATTCTAATAACAGCGTTACTTGCGTCTGCAGTTGGGAAAGATATGGTAAAGCTACCAGCCGTGCTTGTTTTATCACCACCGAAATCAAAGACCGCAACCGCAGGATCACCTGTAGCTGTTTCGTTGAAAATCATGCAGCCTCTTGCCGTAATTGTACAAGTACCAAACGTCAAATCAGCAAAATCGGTAAACGCAGTCGTTCCCGAAGTCGTTGGAGTGACATTGGTTAATGTACCTCCTTTGGCAGTGTAGTTTGTGCCTGTTGCTTCCTGACTGGTAGAATAAGCTGTGGTAGCTGCACTCATAGTCGCTGAACTGGTATATAGGGCTAACTTGAAGGTATTGCCTCCAGTCGTTTTAAAGTTATGTACCGCTTGCATAAGCTCACTTTTGAAAGAAGTACACATTGCTTGTGTTATAGCCATTATAGCCTCCTAATAATTTCCGCAAGGTCTTTATTCCCTTGCGCCTCTAATTGATTACCTATTGTACACATGTGGTTTTTAATTGCCTCTTGCATATAATAACTAATTACCGTATGACACATTTTTTTGAAGGCATGGGCTTGTGTTCTAATTGGATCCGGCGCTGTGTCGCTCACCGAAACCAATTTATTAGTAGCCATTTCAGCAACTTCTTCTACTGTATGGCCTCTACCATGTGTTGTCTTTACTCCAAGGTTTCCTATGGAGATTGTAAATGAATCAGTTTCCATTTAATATGCCTCAGGTTCTGGCGGGCCTAAAGTAATTTGTTCTGCCCTTCCTGAAAAACCCTTCATAACTTCCTCTTTTTCTACTTTCGAAGAATCTGTAACATCTAACTCTCCTTTATTTAAGAACACAACTGGAGGATCTTTTAACCTATGATACCCGTATAATTTTTTTTCTTCAGAAACATTAGTATCTAACATAGAAGAACTTGCCGCAACAGAAACCTCAATTCCAAGATCCATACATTTAGCTAACCAAAACTCACAGCAGCCTCTGCCCATTTCCCCAAAATGAATATTGGTGCCATAGCTAAAATCAGCACCGTACATATTTAAAGTACCTACTTTATTTAAAGCAGCAAAAGCAATAGCATAAGCAATGGTGTTATTAAGATATCCACACCCTAATTCTTTAACAACCTTTTTTAAAGGGTATAACTCAATAGCGGGAACTCGATTATCTTTTTCACACGAATAAATCGGAACATCTATTCTTGGTAAAATTCTTCTCATTACCTGAGTTTGTGGTCCAGCATCAAAGGTGTCAAAAAATCTACTTGCTGGATCCATCATGAAAACGCGATCACACTTTATAACCGCACACATAGAATTAATTGCCCAGACCTCATCGTATTCCTGGCTGTGACTAATAGACATATGATAATCCAATTGACTTCTTCCCATTGAGACAATAGCTATTTTCTTGCCTTTTAGTTGTTTAATCATTGTGGTTGCGGCCTTAATTTATCATAACGATATTGATCTCTAGTCCCAAGGGCTTCGTTGAAATTTTTAAGTTTCATCAATGCTTCTTGGAAACGAGTTTCATAATACTGAAGGTCATTTGGATCCCCTTTCATAAACACAGATGCTTCAACCAAGGCCCCATAAAGAAGCGCGTCTTCGGCATTCGTAGAAAGCCAAGTTGTTCCACTATCTCCTGCAGCAGTTAATGAAGCAGGTCGATAAACATAATGGAGCTCAAAAGTTAGGTTTGCATTAGGCGCTGGGGCTAACATAAACGTGTCTTCGTCAAACGAAGCATAATATTTAGGCACACCGGTTGTCGCAGAAGCGGGGGTATAGTCTCTAATCCAAGTAACTTGTTTTAAATTCAAATAGTTATAATTACTGTCTGAATCAATTACTGCTAAACTTAAAGGGTCTAGGTAATCGGCAGGCTTCCCTAAATAAGAATTACCAGAACTTGCTGTTCCTGTGACATTTTTTCGAAACTCATCTAATTGAACTGTTTTTAATATCTTTTCTTCAGACAATTTAATGAAAGTGTCTAACGTGCTCACAAACGTAGATTCATCATTGTCTGTGTAGTTTTGTATTGCTGTTTTTAAACCTGAATATGTAAAGCTCATGTTGTCACCGTTATTGTTCCTAGACTTGCTGTTGCCTCAAGTCCTGTAAAGTATGTTCCTATTGTATCTGCCGTCGTGTCTGTCATAGGGGATGCAGCCCCAGCAGTTACAAAACCTAATTGGGCTTGAGGTAATGGTACCTCAGGTCTAGCTTGATATAAAGTTTCGGGATCTTGTGTGTGTTTAGCTGGAGTATCTTGGGGCTGTCTAGGTTCATAACATTCAGGACAAACCTTTAAGTTATTCCACTCAACCATCATAGAAAGGTAAGGGTACGCCCAACCGCAACGATCACATACCGCTAGTGAATGCGTACCTTTTGCATAAGCCATTAATACGTTGCCTTAGGCACCAAATGAAGACTTGCTCTCCCTCTATCTTCGTCTTGAGCTCTTCTTAGGTCTTGTTCATATATTTGCGACAACATCGGAACCCGTTCTGGGTTCTTTTTAAGAGCCATATAATAAGCTAGACCAGAAACCATTGGTGGTATAAACCGACTAGGCACTTCTTGGTCTTGAGCCGATGCTGTTACATCGTCGATTCGCTGAATCCTGTAGGATAAAAAAATATCTGTGGAATTATCAGGAGTAGGCCATAAATAAAGCACTGGAGTTGTTTGTCTATCGACAAAAAATTCTGTAGGTCTAGCTTCAGTTGTTTTATTCGGAATATTCAAATATTCCATACGCCCTACCCTATTAACTTGATAATCCGTTTGCTGCCCGTTCACTGTTCTTCGAATAACTGCTTCAATTACGTCAATATCATAAGAATTAAGCGTATAACTTGCTGTGCTCTCTGTTAGCGTTAAACTAACTTGAGCAATCGTCCAAATATTAATGCCTCGGTTCGACCAATCTGCAAACATAATGTTTAAAGATCGTCTAGCCGTTGCTGCATCATAACCTGTCCGAGCCTCTAGCCCAGCAAGTTCGTACGCTTCTTCTATTACTTCACCCGTGTCTAAAGCGAATGTTTTAGTACCCGAAGTAGCCATGATCTAGGATCCTGGAGCTTCGTAGTATTTCAAAAATTCACACCAAACAGTGTACTCGTTTCCTGCATCAGCAGTAGAAGGGATAACAAAAAGAACATCGCCCGAATAACCAGATGCTGCTGTATTTTGTAATCCGCCTATAGTGCTGAAATCAAAGGCATTATCATACGACATAGTTAGAAAAGTAACGTCAGTGGTTGCATCCCAATCAAGAGAAGCAGGAGCGTCTGTTCCTCCGCCAACTGTATACCAAACTCTATTCAATGATACATGTGCGCAGGATTCACCGTTTAAAGTAGATGTATTCAGTGCAGAAACATCGACTAAAGTGGTGCTGCTTGCACTTCCATCAGAATAAACAGAACAATAAACAATGAGCTTTCTTTCACCATCCTCTTGATTAGTTGGTCCTGTGACTGTATTAGCCATAATTTACCCCCTATTAAGCGTCAGCAAATGGTGTTACTAAAGTTCCTGAACCAAGTAGCTGTGCTGCAACATGGTATTTAGCGCTTGCCATTG